AAAGATCGGTCTTGTATTTGAATTCCACGATTTCTTGGCGTAACCCCACTCGCTTGCATCGCAACAATGTTTTCGTTAGATTGGAACCATTGCAAAGTTTCGTTAAGTTTTTCATGGAGTTCATCTGTCATAGTTTTATCAAGAATGGAAATTGAAACAACCGAAAAAGATTTTTGGTTCGTCTCAAGTTTCACTTCTGTAGATACGGAGCCAGGAGAATATTCTTTGATGTTCTGATGAACTCCCTCGAGTGTACTAATAATTTGCTTGTAACTTGCATAAGGGTAAGGTGGAACTTTACCCGATTGGTCTTCGCGAATAAATACAAGACTCAAATCAGTTTGGATTTTTCTGAAGATTGCTTTAAGAATTGTTTGAGGTATCATCTGTTATTTTCTTCCCGAAGTATTTTGTAAAATTTCCATCGAAGGAACGATCCGAAAAAGATTTAACTTCATACAAACTCCCCGAAAAAGTGATTTCAGATTTCATTGGAATTGTACCGCTTCCGATTTGATAAAATTTTCGATCCTCAAAAGTATAAACACCCTCAGGTGCAAATCTCAAATCTTTGTCAGTCATAGGGAAAGTTGCTAAGTTATAATTCTCAGAAGTTGCGAAAACTCTAGTATTTTCTCCGTCAATATATTCTTCAGAAATAAATCTTTTAACTGCAATCGGTTGAAGATGTTTGATGATTGATTTATAAACTTGTGTAATCATTCTATTTTATAAGTTATCGCTTGTTTCATTCTTCCAGTATCTTGCAAAGTCATTGCAGAGCCTTTTCTTTTGATCGTGCTTTCTGCATTAGCTGGTTGAAGATTTGATTCAATTGTATCCTGAACGGATGAAACCAAACTAGAACCTAATGAATCTAGTATTTGATCTGGATTTTGATTTCGGTCAAATATTCCTTCGATGAATCTTTCAGCGTCGTCTAATGTCGATTTCTTACCCATTGTAATTCTTAAAAATGCTCTTTCAGGTATTCTTCCAGGAACCCCAAATTCATTGGCTCCAGCAATCGTAGCAAGTTCAGCATCACCAATAATTCCAACTTTTACTTTTTTTGAAGATAGTTCTTTTATTTTTGCTTTAAGATTTGGAATGTTATTCCTATTTACAATTACAATCATGAGTTGATTCTATTTTTGAACCCTAAAACTTGGTTGAGCATATCTTTAAATCTTTGAGACCAAAAAACCGCAGACCCTATTGCAATGTTAGTATCATAAGATAAACTAACATCGCCAACAGATTCAGAACTTACTTCGTTAGGTAGTGTATTTGTAGATTCAAGATAATCAAGAGTAAGTACAACTTGCAATGTTCTGAACCTTGGATGATTTTTTGAAACTCCTAGATTCTCGATTGCAAGCTCAGCATCATTTAGCCAAAATTGCAGTTGTGAGTCTGGAAGTTCTTCAAGTCGAGAACCTCCAGCACTTTTCAAGTCTGTAACTGTGGCTATTGCCAAGATTAGATTCCTTTGCCGATATATGCACCAGCAGGGTGACGGAAAATCACTCCAGCAGTTGACATACTAACAGCCATTTCAACTGTCCCGATAATGTCCTTCACTTGTTCACCGAGTGTAAGGTCTTCAGTAATTACATGCTCAATTACTTCAGGGTCATTATCAAGAATCATGAAGTAAGCCACCGTGTCTCCGTTGATAGTCGCTTCTAATTCCTTAGCAACGATTATATCATCGAAGTACATTCCCTCAGATTTTATCCAATTCAAAGTCGTCATTGGAGAATGATCTGAGTAAGGCTTTCTAAGTCTTGTCATGCGAGAAGGTGGAACAACTAGGATTTTCCCTTTGAATAAACCATCTTTTTCAACAACACCTAAACCAGTGTTAAGGTCGTTAATGATTTCCTGAGGCGTCTTGTTTGCCCAAAGTCTTTTCGCTGCTGCATCTGCACCTGTAGCACCTTGCGCAACATTTTCTTTAGTTCCAAGCCCAGCACCATAAAAGGAATTATCTAATACTCCTTTAATGCTAATCGTAGAATCACCAACGAGACAAATCTTGTTGAATGATTCGTTGATGTATCGTCTTGCAGTGTCCACTCTCAAAGTTTCAATATTGATAGTTGGTCCCTTGCCAAGACTTCGTTTTGCGTTCATAGCTTGGATTTCTTTTTTCGTGTATCTTACACCAGTATAAATATCATATACTGATTGAGTAACACGACCGCCCTTTTCTCCAACAAAAGGAATATCTTTTGCGGAACTTCCTCTTGAGAAGATTTTGGCAGATCCTTGTCTTGTGTAATAGTCATAACCTATTTCACCAGCGAAAGAATCATAGCTATTGTTAGGAGCAAAAATCTTTCTTGCAACTAACTCATTTTCTTTTTGTTTGTAAAGGACATTCTCAATCTGTAGAACGTCATCTGATTGTATTAAACCTGATTCAAAAGGCATATTTTTAGTCTCCTATATCTCTTATGTATCCGCTGTAGTTGCGAATCCACCGTTTAGTTTTACAACTGCAACGCCAGAAGCAAATGAGCCGTCCCATTCTGCACCACCAATTACAGCAGTATTTCCAGCTGATGCCGTTCCAGTGAATTTACCTTTGTTAGCTCCTGTATGGAATACACGAACAACATCAGATTTATCAACTGCTTCAGTTGTAACGACCGCAACATATCCACGATCAACAACATCCATTGCATCAAGTGCCGCATAGCTTGGCTCAGTTTCATCAATTCCAGAAGCATAAGGATTATAAGCTGCTACCCCTCTGAATTTAGAACTTGCACCATCGATAAGAATTGTTTGATTCTCATTGTCTGTGCCATCACCTACACCATAGCCAAAAGGAATCGCTTCCTCTGCAATGGTTCCTTTAATCAAAGTTGCTGGGTCATGCTTTGCAATCTTACCAGGACTTAGATCCTCTTCAAAATACAAATTTTCGTTAAGTGGGATTCCCATTCTTATTCACCTTTTCCCTTGTAGTATAGATTTGCAATTTCTGCTTTTTTTGTTTCGATAGATTGGCGATCGATCCCAACAGATCTATTTTGCTTTGAATCCGTTTGAATGTTTTTTGCTTTATGGCTTGCTAGGTCACAAGCTGCTTCATATCGAGAATCAATAACAGACTTTTCTAAAGAATCAATTTTCACTCCTTCTTTAAAAGGTAACAATTTACCAATTATTTGAAGTTTGATTTCTTTAGATGAAAGACCGTCTGTCTTCATTTCAGGATCAACAGATTTTGCCATATTGATTGCGTCCATAGACTCAGTTGCAATTTCTTCAGCCATTGCGGGAACTTCTTCTTCAAGTTTTGCATACTTGGCTTTCCAAGCTTCAACTTGTGCAAGTGCATTATCAAGTTGCTGCATAATCTTTGCTAGCTCTTTGTCCGCGGATTCGTTCTTCATTGGTGTAGCTGCAATCTGTGCTTTCAATGCGTCAAATTCGCCTTCATCTGTTTTGATTTTTTTCTTTAGATTTTCGATTTCTAAAGAATCTGTTTGGATTTTTTTATTCAACAAAATTAGTTCGTCCAGAACTTCTTTTGAGACTTCCAGGTCTGCGGTTGAATCAAATTTTCGATATTTCATAGTGTTCTTGTTATCTCCGTGGATTCTTATTTGTTCACCCGCTCGACCGTTTGCAACTAACGCTACATGATTGATACGAATGTTTTTTTGTGCGGAATCATAATTGACTCCTTCAAATTGCCCTGGTGTTGGATCTAAATCGTATTCAAAACCAATAGACAATTCTCTTTTCCCTTTTCTGATTTCGTCAATCGCATCTTGTGAAAGTGCAGTCAACAGAACTCTTATCTTTCCATCGACAATTTCCGGTTCACTAACATTCCCATGCGATAACGATTGAGCATTTTCAGGCTTGACCAAGATTGGATTTCCCATCGAATCTTTAGGGTGGTCGATTGTGAGGGGTGCTCCTGATGCTGATGCTATCGTTTCCGGCGATAGTATATCAATAGGGAGTTTCGCTTCATAAGTAATTTTCCCATCTTCGTAAAGATAAGGGAAAACACCAGGTCTAGCAATATCGGCAATCGCTTTTAAAAACCCTTCTGAGGTTTCTACAATTCTAAGATTGCTATCCTGATAATCGAACTTATGAAGTTTATTGCTCACCCTTACGAATAGAAGATAAAATCTTTCTACTCGCAAGAATAAAATTGATTGATGCTAGGTGTTTGTAGATACGGATTAAATTGGGTCTTTTAAAATCGGAGTTGGTTCAATGGGAAGATTGCCAGATTCTATTAGCTGTTTTCGTTCACCATATAGACTAACATTATCAGATAAGGATTTATTTTTCATTTCTCTGTATTCTGATTTTTCATCGACATCATGCCCGACGTGAATTCCTGTTTGGTTCGGAACATAGAAATTTATATGACCTGAATAATGGCTTCTAAGGGCAAAATCTGAATCCTCTAGACCATAAGGGAAATATCCCTCATGGAAAAATCCAATTTCATCTAACAAAGTTTTTCTGAAAATCCAAGTCCCAAAAACTCCGATTGATTCGTGAACTCCTTTTTCTGTTATCGGTGGGAGTTGTTCAACACAATGGATGGCAGCTATTCCAGAATTTGGAATTCTTTCTAGATATTCGATTGCGTAACTTGCCCAATTTCTTTGTAAAAGAATATCATTCCCAATCAGTGCAATGTATTCCCCTTTTGCTCTAAGCATTAGTTGATTGAATGCTCGACTAACACCCTCATTTGTAGAGTTTAATCTGTGATAGGAAGGAGGAATCCTTTTACAAAACTCAATGATTCTTTTGTCAGTTGACCCATTATCTGCAATCAGAATTTCTTTGTCTTCGTCTGGAATCCCTGATTTAATTTTAGAATCTAAAATAATTTCAGAGGAAATATCGAATCGGTTGATCGTTAGAACGCAAATTGATAATTTCATCTTAACTCTATCCTTTCAAAATATTCTTGTATGAATTTTTCAGCCTGTTCTTCATCAAATAATACTCGTTTTTGTGTATTGTCTGAAATCCATTTTGCAGGTGATCCGACGAACTTTCCAAAAGGCAAAATCTCTGATGTTTTTGTGACAGTTGAATTCATACCAATCATAGAATAATGCCCGATAACTTGTCTTTGGTGAACGACTGCACCAAGCCCAAGATTTGCACCTTCAAAAATTACAGACTCACCACCTATCAAAGCATTACAGGATAACGTAACCTTATCTTTAATTAAACAGTCATGACCGACGTGTGAACCTCTCAAAAAATAGCATTCGTTACCAATCTCAGTATCTTGAATAGTTCCATTGTTGATTGTAACAAATTCTCTGATTGTATTTCTATCACCAATTTTTACTTTTCGATTTGTACCACCAATAAAACTTTTGTGTTCTGCATCTGTTCCTATTACAGTATAAGGATAAATTTCATTGTCGTTCCCAATTTCCACTTGTGATGTGATTATGACCCCAGCGTGAATGATGTTCCCAAACCCAAGAACTGCATCTTTATGAACCATTGCTGATGGATGTATAAATGAATTTCCCATTTTTTATTTTCTCCTAACATTTTTTGCAATTTCCAATCTAGTTTTATTCACTCTTGAAAGCAATAGATATTTGTTAATGTATTCAAAACTTGATAGATAAGTTTCTTGCCTTCTACTTTTATTCAATATCAATTCATTTAAAATGGATTTGAATGTTAAACCAGATGAATAGGTATGATTCTTTCCTTTCTCGAATTCAGGGAAATTTGGAAGAACACATGAAGCTCCAACCCATGTTGCCTCAATCCATGCAATATTAGACTTGCATCGGTTGAAATGATTATCAACTAATGGGACAAGATGGACTGAAGGTTTTATGGAATTAAATTTATACATATATTTAATTAAATCATCTTCTGAATAAGCAAATGAATTTTCTATTCCTTCGGTGATATACCACAAATCTTCCCCAAAAAAATTCCATTCAATTGTTGGATGTTCTTTTGCAAAATCCCACATTTCATTTTTATATTTTAATAAGTCTGCTCTATGAGTTCTTGAACCTCTCCAGGAAATTCTATTCTCTTGATTTTCTTTTTGCACTAATGGGAAAAAATAATCATTCAAGGCATTGGGGACAACCTCAAGATTTAATTTTTCAGGAAATCTCTGAATAAAAGAATCTGCAATCAATTGAGTTGATACTGTTACTATATCAGAGTTGGCAATTGAATAAGCCATTGCAAGTTGTGTCTTTTTTTGGGAATAGAAAGAATATCCAGGATTAGATTTTTCCAAATTAAAAAGATCATCGTCAAAATCAGACCAAACGGGAATTCCTAATGCTTTGCAATCTTGAATTGCTTTAACGAATCCTTCATCTTGAGGTCGTTCAAGAAATACAATATCTGCATTCCCGATTGAAGCCCAATTGGAAGAATCCGACATCCTGAAATTGATTGTGGGGTCAAGCTTTCTTAGTTGTTGCAAAACTCCGACTGAACGATAGAAAGCACACGCCGATGTTGGATGTGTTGTGAGTAATACTATTTCCATTTTTTCCTTCTTCTTATAAATAATTCCAGATGTATTTAAAATCTAAATCTTTTTCTGCTTTTGCAATCATAAGATTTTTTAATTCGGGATCTTTTTGAAATATCGAAACAAGTTTATGTCGGCATACCCTTCGCATATTTTCGTATTTGGCATCGTAAACTTTCTCCATATAACGAACTGGCATTCCCATAAGCCAATCACCAAACATTTGAGAAACTTGTTCATCTGTCAATCCAGGAAGATATTTCCTTTTCTTCTTTTCTGAAATCTCTGTTTGCTCTTGTGTTGGCTGTGGCGTTTCGATCAATAGTGGGTTTACAAATTCTTCTGTCATTGTATGACCTCAGGTTGTTTATAATCTTTTCGTTCTTTATTTATTTTGTTAATTACTTTCGACCTTTCTTTTTCTGAAAGTTCATCGGCTTGGTCAATTGCAGGTTTCATTCTGCACCTACAATTATAATCCTCTCCAGGAAGTTTTGCATTTGGTTTTGTTAGTCCAGGAGGTCGCTCGTTCATTGCGAAAAATCTTCCATGCAAATTTGCGTGTGAATCTCTGACTCTGTTATCTTGAGAAGTCATCCAAACATAGCCAGAAATTCCAGCTTCCTTAAATCTTGTCTCTGTAAAGTTAGAATAAGCGTCGCCTAATTGATCTCTTGCCCAGAATGCTGCTTTAGACTCTTGAACGCCTTCAACATTTAGCAACTCACCTATCAATGTTTTAGTCCCTGTCCCTTGAACAAATCCTTTCCCAATTGTTTGAGATACTCCCTCAATCCATTCTTTGCCAAGGTCTTGAACAAGTTCTTGATTGAACTTAACATAGGATTCCTGGAATGATTGAACCGTTCTCGATTCTTGATCCAAAATAATTGAAGGGAAAAACTGTTTGGATTTTGTTCTACCTTTTTTCATTTCTTCAATAGCTGATTTTGATTTAGCAAAAGTATACGATGAAAGAATCTTGAAGAAATTACCTAGCTTAGATTTCTCTTTTTCTGTTAGGTAAAGCAAACCAAAACTTGCAAGCAGTGTATTTATTTTCCGCTCTTGGTCTTGGCTTGGTCTTTCATTCTTTGCATCTGCTTTGAATTTCTTTTCTCTCAAAACTTCAACCAATGAATTTCGAATTGGTCTAGTATATCGTCTAAGAATACTTAAATAAAGTTTCTCAAATTGTTTTTCCAGATGATAAGGGAAATCATCCATTCAAGTTTTGACCTTGTGTTATTTGATTTTTAATTTCTGGAATCATTGGATTCAATGGAGGTGGCTCAAGATTAAGTTTCGATTCTTCAATGTTTGATATTTCTTCTGAGTCTAAGATTTCAGAATACCTTTCATCTAACTCTTTAACTTCTTGAGGACTTGCTTTCCCAATAATAATGTCAATTTGATCTGCTTGAGAATCCAATAATCTAATCTCTGCCTTTGCCTTTGGCGATAATTCAACTAAGGATTCTGGCTTGATTTCCCAATCTAAATTTTTCGATTCGCCATTTGTTAGTTTATAAATTTCTCCGCTTTGTTCGTGCAAAACTAATTTAACGAGATAGTCTAAAATTGGAACAATGTCCGAAATTTGGTTCTGCTTGATTGACGCATAATAGTTGTAAGCCTCATTGTCATCTGAGCCAACAACTCCATGGGCTTTTCCTAACAGAACTAAACGAGAAATTCCAGCAGTTCCAGCCAAGTAGTCCATAATAAAATCATACACGTTTTGGATACCTTGGAGTGATCCATTTTGAATTCTGGAATATTCCTCATCTGTATCCAATGCAATTGCAGATTGAGAATCTACCGTGTAGGAAAGTTGAGCTAAAAAATTGGCTCGGTCAAGTGGACTCAATCCTAACAACCATTTTGATTTAAAAACTTTTGATCCAATATCTTTGAGCATTAAAGAGGAAGACCATAGACCATTGTCAGCTGCGATAATTGCATCCTTAATTCTTTGAGCAACTGAAGTCCCTTCGCGATCTTGTGGGACAAATGACTCACAAATCCATCTGATTCTTGAAGGATCAACGATAGTTCCACCTAAGTAAAAATCTATTTTATTGTAATCTTTTTTAGAAACATCATTTCTATTTGGGATTTGAATTGATAGCCTGGAAGGTTCATCAATAACATTTATAAAGTCAATTGCTTTGAGAGTTGAAAGCGTGATAGATTCATCTTGTTTTCCAATCGAATCATTATGAGAGGTTGAAATATAGATTGCAGATCCTGAATTGAAGACCATTTTCCAGGTTATGAGTTCCTTGATTTTCTTTTTGATTCCAAGTTCATCGAATCTATTTTGGATCATTCTTCCTATATCTTTTCCGTTGTAGTCGCATTTGATGGAAAACCAATTTCGCACTGAGTCTTTAGCGATTCTATCAATAATTGTTTGAGTAAACCCACCAGCTTTGTAATAGGATAACAAAACGACATCGGAAAGTTTTGCACCTGCTATCTGCCTATTGGATTGATCTTTGCTTCCACCTTTGGAAGTTTTTAAATCCTTAAAATGGTCTGCCCCGATTCGTCTTTTAAATACATCAAATATAGCCATGATTTCTCCTAGCGAAACCTTTCCAAAAGTGGATTTGCACCTATTCCGATTTCGTCTAATAGTGATGCTAGACTATCCGCCTCATCGTCGTCAACTCCTTCTTTGTATAACATAACACGATTTAGAAATTCTGGATTGCAATCCTCTGCAACAAAGATTTGACCCCAATATTGTACTAGCCTAGTAAGAATTTTAATATGCTTGTTTTTGTCTGATCGTCTTCCTTGAGTTGCTGCCCATAACCGTTGAATGTCATCACAGCTTCTCCCTTGATCGGCATTAGTCTCAACATAAACTGTTCCGACTTTATTGTCTTTGAGCAATTGGATAATTTCGGGATAAAGATTTATTATGTTTTTTCTCCAACTGAATCCTTTTAAAATTGTTTTTCCATCTCGAGTTTTCCCAAGGATTCCCAAAGATGTTCTATTATCACCATCGAATGCAGGATCGATCCAAGCTCTGACTTCAATGAGTTTTTCCCAAGGTGCTCGATTTGGATGCGTGAAATAATTTCCAGTTTTGAGAATTGGGTTTTGTTGAAACAGGGAATTCCAGGAAGTCGGGTGTAGGAGACTTTGCATCTTTTGCAGATATTCTAAAGATTTTAATTCTGGAAATAAGGCTTCATTTGCTTTTCGATGTTTTTCGTCTTGCTCTGAGATTGCCTTAAAGGAAAGAACCTTTATGTTTTTATATCGGTCACGAATTCTTCCGAATGGATCATCCACATGCCACCTGGTCCCGATCCCTAACAATGCACCTCCCTCCGAAAATCGAGTGAGAAAATCGTCTGTAAACCATTCCCAGATTTTATTTCTAATTGTTTCTGATTCTGCTTGTTCTCTCCCTTTGACCGCATCATCAATAATTCCAATATCAAGACTTTCACCTGTTATCGCTCCGCCTATTGTAGTGTTTCGGAAATATCCATCTGTCCCAACGAATTCCAAGAGATTCATATTTCGTTGGTATTTATTAGAAATTGTTACGTTATTTGTTGAATTTAATTTTGTTTCTGGAAAAACTTTTTGAAATTTTTCAGAGTCAAGAATTCTTTGCATCTTTCTATTTGCTCTGACTCCAAGTCTTTCCGAGTATGAAGTATAAATTGTTTTCAAATCTGGACGCTTCCCGGATAACCAAGAAAGAAAATCTATAATTTGCGAAGAATTATGCGTTGGAATCATTTTTTCTCCAACTAAATACAATCCGTCTTCATGCTCTATTGTTATACAATGCCCAACTTTTGAAAAATTTCCTTCAACCACTTTTGTAATGGCAATCATTTTATTCCTAGAAACTCTTAAATTTCTTTTTCGTTCTAGTATGCAGGGCACAAAAACCGTTGGATTAAATCCTATAACATAATATTCTTTTTTGCCTTGAATCCCACTAGAAGAAAGTTTGGGCTGCTCAGTAACAAATGAATAATTCATCCCAAGAGTTGAAATCAATTTGCAGAAATCTTTCGCTAAATTTATTTCTGCAGTTGTGAATACATATCTATTTGTCTTCTGATACAAATACCCATCTGTATCAATTAGTCCAGCCAACAACTGTAGCCGTTGTTCAATGCTTGAATTGAAATAAACTTCAGGAATTCTTTTATCTACCCATTTTTTCAAACCTGAACAAATCCCTAATGATTTAAGTTTTTGGATTACCCCAATATTTGAAAATGATGTTGTATAAACACCAGTGTCCTTATGTATCCATTGAGCAGATTTTTTATATCCTAACTGTTCTATGTGTTCAATAATGCAAAGGTCTTTTTTATCTCCAGTTATACAGGGCTTTGATCTTGATCCATCTCCCAACCAAACTCCTAAAAAATATGGGTGAATCTGCAATTCTATTTCTGAACCTATCATCGGTTTAATCTGTGGGAGTTTATAATAATATCGAGATGATCGCTTGCCTTGATTTGTAACGAGTCTTGCATTTAATAAGTCTTTTGTTTCGATTGTCTCTATTCGTTTTTTGTTTCTGTTATATACTGTCCACTCATGGTTTTGGTGACAAAATATTTCCTCACCATTTGAAAATGATACCTTTATCGTAGATTCTGTTTTTTCTGTAATATTTAAAACTTTAGAATATTCACCAGAAATATGAATTACGCTGTCACTTGTCGTAAGTTCCCCATGATTTTTCCATCCGCTTTTTGTCAGTATCGGGGTTTCATCTGCAATCTGTTTGCCATGTTGAGGGGGAGCCTCTATCAATAACCAAGGTGATTCATGCATTTCAATCGCTTCGTAAAATTCCTGAAGTGCGTGGGCTATTTCTTTTTGGAACCACCCTAGTTTAAGTTTGGGGTTTATGTATTGTCGATAAATCCAAAAATTGTCCCTTGCTTCTAATGCAAAATATTGGTCAATTGTTTGGATTATTTCTTCGGTCATTTATCAAAAATTTTATCTGATAATCCCAATTTGTCAAGTCTTGATTTTAATTCCTCTTTACTAAGTTTCTCGGTTAGATCAACCCCTATATCACCTGATAGTTCAACTGATTCTTTTGCTTTCCCATAAGCATCATCTTTGATAGAGTTCCAAGCGTGGACATTCCCTTTGCTTATCACCTGCTTAATCATCGACAAAGCCATCAACTGCTCGACAGAAAGTTTTTCAGTTTTACCAGTGATAGGGTTTTTTTCGGTCATTGTAGCTTCAAGAAATTCTCGGATTACAGTTGATCGGTTGCGAGAACCTTTAGGGCGACCTCCACTTGCTCCTTGTCCATGATCACCTGGATAGAGAGTACCACCTTTTTTTGTTTTTACTGGGTTTTTATTGGGTTTTTTCTTATCATTATTCATATATCTTTAAATAGCAATAGTTGCCCAACCTCCTTTCCCCCAAACATTGAAGCCAGATCATTCACTGAGGATAATTCAGATATGATCTCCATCAATTCATTCTTCTTATAGAACCATTCAGTCCCGATTTCGATATTCCCTTTTATGTTTATGTGCCTGAATTTTTTATGCAAGTTACCTTCAAATGAACCTGCAAAACCTATAACTTTTATAATCTTCACGCTTGGAGAATATTTTCTTATAGCCTCAATTCTTTTTTCTACATTTTTCGACCTGCCAATCTTTATCCCAATTTCACTTTCCATGAAATATAAGTGGTCTATCCCTGAGTTTACATTTTCTGGATTTAATAAATCAGAAAAGGCGATCTCGTATAATTGATATGCTAGGGCTTTTTCTCTGTTTGTTAAAGATGGGTATAGGGAAGAAATATCTTTTATTAGTTTTCCAAGCTTTGTTTTTTTTGAAACACCTTTAGGACGACCGTTAGGGTTTGGGGAAGGATCACCTTTCTTGAAGCGGTTTAAAGTGCCACCGTTTCTTCCTTTTATTTGGTTTTTACTTTGTTTTTTTGATTCCGACATATTTTTTTCCGTTCTTTTTTATTTTAAGAGTCGGGTCTAGTTTGAGCATTCTATCTATGATTACTTGGCAGTATTTTTCGCTTAACTCCATGCCGTAACATTTGCGGTTTAGTTGGTGAGCTGCTACCATTGTGGAGCCGCTGCCTAAAAAGAAGTCTAAAATCAATTGACTTTCATTACTGCTATTATTTATAATTTCACAAATTAACTCAATAGGCTTTTGTGTAGGGTGCAATGTTTCAAAAACTGGAACTTTGTATTTTTGGCTATATACCATTTCTTTTGTAAATAACAAAATATCGTTTTTTTCGGTACTCTTAAAATCTCCACTATATAAACACAATTCTGTTTGTTTTCTATACCCGCCGCCCATTCCTATGTGGTTTTTTATTACACACAAACATTGTTTAAAGTCAAAGTATTTAGCTAAAATTACTGATAGTTTCCAATCGCAAAAAATATAAACCTCTTTTGATTTGTTAATTAAAAAAACGCCCATAAAACCACTTATAAAGTCCTCAAAATCATTATCGCTTAAATCATCGTTTCTCATTACATCGTGCTTAAATCCGTCTTTTCTTTTTCTACCCTCAAATTTAACATTATACGGCGGGTCTGCAACTATTAAATCCGCTTTCTCACCATTCATTAATTTAGCCACTTGGTCGCTATCCGTACTATCCCCACAAAGCAACCGATGTTCTCCTATCTCGAACAAATCGCCTAAAATTATGTCGGTTTGGATTTCATCTGGGATCTCGTAATCATCTTCAGTGACTTCCTCTAAATTGGTTATGCCAGGGACTTCTAACCCCCACTCCTCCAATTCCTCAAGATCAAAATCATTGGCGAGCATAGCCCAATCCCATTCGCCATAACCTACGTTGTCTTTGATTATAAATTCTTTTTGTTGTTCTGATGTTAATGTAGACGCTTTAATAATTGTGATTTGTTTTAGACCTGCATCTTGGCAAGCCCTTAGCCGCATATTGCCACCGAGGACAACCATGCCGTCGTTTACTACGATCGGACGAATTTCTAGCATCTGAGGGAAGTCCTTAATTGATTGGACTAACTTTTTAAATTTTTCGTCTTTTATAACACGAGGGTTAGACGGGTTAGGAGTAATGCGATTGATTTGTACTATTTCTGTATTCAATTCCGACATTCCCACAAAGCCAAAGGGACATCTAACTTATACGATCTCATGCCTAGCCTACAAGCCTTGAGGAACATGCCTCTCTCTACTTGGGCTATGATGATGTTAAGATCTGCTCTTGGGTAAAGGGTATTCATTTAAGTTCAAACACTTCTTGGTGCTTGTCGCCAAGGATTTCCCCTAGGTGTAACCCTGTAAGCTTTTTGTCTATTGCTACGAAAAGGTTAGCGGTGTGTTTTTTGAATTCAGCTAGGTCTTTGTCTGATTTGTCGAAATCCTGTAGGTTCTTAAGGATAAGATTACTTACCTCTTTAAACTTATTATCTACTGATTTAACTAAATCATTATGAACGGATTCTAAATGGCTGAGTCGGTCTATCAGTTCCTGGTTTGGCTTTGTGCCATATTTGCGGTCGAGGTATTTGTTTGCGAGAAATCCAATTGTTGCGATAGCGGACAAGAGGACAGCGGCTGTCATTAGTTCCATACGACAAGAATCGTATGATTACTATATGGTTGTCAAGTAAAAATTCGTTTACTGGTTACTTGTCTTTTTTGGCGTTTCCTGTAAATATTGCGTTGTCCCTCTGTCCTCAAGTAAATTAAACAGCAACGGGTTTATCTGTTTCTTTGGTTGTTGCATACATCCGATTAGTAATAGTATGATAAGTATTATCGCTTTACCACACTCTCTGTCAAATTGTTCTCTGTTCATTTTATTTTCCCCTAATCTCGATTCTGCCTGCGCTAGTGTAAATCACCATACAAAACATGCCAGAAGATACATACCCAGATACTGCTTTTCGGATTATATCAAAACTATCAGAATTAACTAACAAAATACATTCACCGAGAATTCCTACCTCTGCCATTGCATCACCTATTTTCTGAAATGCTATATTCAATTCCTCTCGTGTAGCCGTTTTTTTTGTGTACCCTTTTTCAAGCTTTGTTAATTGGTCTTGAGCTTCTTTTAGTTTTTTTTGAATATCTTCTATTTCTCTGTTCATACCTTACTCCTCATACTATCCTCAAATTGTAATCAATGCAATACTTTCTCACTTTGTTCTTTAACTCTATTCTTTCTTGCTTAGTCTTTGCGTATTCTACGTTGTGCACTTGTGACCATGCCATGTTGTAATGTTGAACTACAAACATTTGTTCACAAGTAGAAGCTACCGAGAATATGCATTCCCCATATTCATTCACCAATCTAAAACCAACACCACCATATCTTCGGCGCCATATCTTTTCTTTTTTTTTGGCTTGTGTTGGTGTATCACTCATATCCTTCTAGTTCCTTCAATAGTGGTTTCAAAAGCTCATTGATTTTCGCTATCGTTGTTTTGGTAAATGTTCCATCTTCTCGCATCAAATACGCGTCCCCTGGTTTTATGTATGGGTGAGCAATAAACGGTTCGGGTACTTCGTCTTCAAATGTTTCTGGGTGTACTAGTATATTCTTAATCATATATCACCTCATTGGGCAACGGCACCCGCAATCCATGGAACTCTAAACAATGCCGTCTCACGCTTTCAAGGAATTCCTCGCATTCAGCCGTGGTCAGTTCGCTTGTGTGCTTTACTTTAAAATGAATCTTGTAAAAGCCTTTCGCGTCTTCCATTGAATAGCCAATATGCTCACCGATAAAAGAAAACATGTAGTGCATGTAGCTGTTCTCGGCTTTGCTCCTTTGCGGGAACCATCGCTTTAACTTTAAGACGGCTCTCTTGTTGGCGTGTTTTTCCAGCCATAGGGTAAAGCCTATCTGGTTCTCGCTTATCCATTTGCCTTCTTTGGTATAAAATCCAACGTCGTTCATTGTTTAGCCATAGCCAT